AACACGCCGAGGGTGCTGGAGCCTATCAAAACAAAAAGGCGGGGGCGGCTATGCAGAGGGTAAAAACGCGGATATTCTCCGGGAATGTGTGCGAACAGATCGTCTTCAACATCCCGGACTGTGTACGGGATCTCAAACGAGCGGAACCCCGGCCGCGCTTCAAGAGCGAGGAAGCGCGGGCGCAGCACCGCCTTGGGATATCACGTCGGAACCACGCCCGCCTCTTCAACGCCAACTTCGGCCCGTCCTCTTTTTATAGCACCCTGACCCTGGCGGATGACTACGAAGTACACACGTTCCAAGAGGCCCGCCGCCTGCGGGACAATTACGTCCGGCGTCTGCGCTATCACTTCCCTGCCGCCAAGATCATGATTTACATGGGCCGAGGTAAGGCCACCCACCGGATACATTTTCACATGGTTTCGGATGGGATACCAGATGTGGAGATCATAAAGCTGTGGGGCATGGGGGAGATCGTCCGCGTTGAGCACCTAAAGGCACACAATTATTACAATGGTATCGAGCATGGTGAAGATTACACGGGCCTGGCAAACTGCCTCTTCGACCACTGGACCCCGGAGCAGGGCGGTCACCGCTGGAAGCAGACCAGCAACCTGGACAAGCCGGAGCGGGAGCCGTCCACAACAGTGCGCCGGAACTACACCGAAAACAAGCCGCCCCGTCCGCCGAAAGGATACATATTTGTGGAGAGCAAGGCGACGAAGTACGGATACCTATATTTCAAATATGTGCGCAAACCGGCCCCGCATAAACGGACCCGGCGAAAACAGCAGGACCGGGCCGGATGAGGATTCGGCTTTTTATCGCCTTGTAAATGTGTAAAGTTTGGGGACGATGGACGGAAAGGAGGATATCATGCAGAAAAAGCAGGAATCAGGAATGGCTGGGCAGTGTCAGACCTGTGCGCTGAGAGAACACGGTGCCTATATCTGCACCCGCTGGCGTCGGGCCTGTGCTGTGCATGAACTGGAAAAAAGAATCCTAGTGGTGCGGAAGTTTGCGGCGGAAGATGTGCGCTGCCCGTATTATTGGCGAGGAATGGAGGGTAGCTATGGCCGTGAATGTTAGAGACCTGCCGCCAGAATATCAGGCTCAGGCACTCAGGAAGTACATGGAACAGCAGCGGGGACTTCTGCCCTCCCCTGCCGACGGTGCGCCTCCCGCGCAAAGCAAATACCACAACAGACCGACGGAACGGATCACGGCATCCGGGGCCGTCCTCCGCTTTGACAGCCAAAAAGAGGCCCGCCGCTATGATCGCCTGGCCATGCTGGAACAGTCGGGGCAGATATGGGACCTGCGCCTCCAGGCAGACTTTACCCTCCAGGAGGCATACACGGACACAGAGGGGAACAGAGTGCGGGCCATTCGATACAGGGCAGATTTCACCTATTACCGGCCGAAGGAAAACCCATGCGGCCACTGCCCCAGCGGATCGTATAGAGGCTGCGAGGGATGCGACTACGCAGGACCACCGGAGGCATGGCCGGGAATCCCTTGGGAGCTGGTGGTGGAGGATGTAAAAAGCAAACCCACGCGGACCAGGGAATATTTGTTGAAGCGGAAACTGCTGAAAGATAAGCTGGGCATTGACATAACCGAGGTGTGATCATGGGAAGAAAGACAGCGGAAGAAAAGGCGCGGCGGGACGCTGTGAAGCGATACCTGCAGCAGTATCACACAGCCAAGCGGGAAATGAGAATCCTGGAGGAGCGCCGCCGCACCCTGTCTGCGGAGCTCAGGGGACCGTCTGCCTCTGACCAGTGGCGTTCTGTGCCCGCCACCAAGCAAGCCCGCGTGAACGGGGCAGATGCCGTTGTCTTGAAAATTGCAGACGTGGAGGAACGGATCGAACGCCAACGGGAGGACATGGCCTGCACGGTTCAGGGGATCATGGATCTGCTGGACCTGCTGCCTGCCGGGTCCATGGAGCGCACCGTTCTGGCCCTGCGGCATATTGACTGCAAGTCCTGGGAGCGGATCGCCGCCGATATCCACATGAGCAGATCACGGGCGATTGATTACTACAACGCCGCCCTGGCTATGCTGGCGCAGACGGAGGCGGGCAAAGCAATCGAAAGATCGGACTCCATCGGACGTTTTGGTGTGTTATCATGATAGCGTGGAAAGCAAACGAGAGAACATCAGGCCGCCCGGGAAGAGAAAACCGGGCGGCCTGACTGTTTGCGGGTCCTCCCTGGGCGGAACGCCTATGCGGGGCAGTGAAAGCCCGGAGGCTATGTCTATAAAAACAAAAAATTTTGGCCGGTTACGTTACGCAGAAGGAAAAACCAGGAAATCCTTACCCCCTATAGGGGGGTAACACAGGATGATCCACGGGGAAAAATGCGAAACCGGGCCGGAACGAGAACGCGAAACCGGAAGCCAAACGCCACCGGGTACAGGAAGGAGGCTGTCGCAGGTGGCTGAGCGGAAGAAAGCCGCCACAAAAAAGGCGGCGGAAAAGAAGGCCCCGGAGAAAAAAGCCCCGGCCCGCAAGCCCCGTACCCCCAAGCAGTAGTCGGTTGCAGCTGCTGTTCGGCGATAGAATCATCAGCAGCAGCTGACCCAGGACGGCATACTGGAAACCGAAGTCCCGCCCGGCGGCGGGGCGCGGAAATACCGGACCTGCGAAACCATCCAGCAATACCTTGCTCACATCGCTCACATCCAGCAAAAAGCCAAGGAGACCGGAGAACAGAGCAAGGCAGCGGAATTGACCTTGCGGAAGCTGGAGGCCGAGGTGAAGCTAAAAGAGAGCCAGGGCCAACTCCACCGCCTCAAAACGGCCATTGCGGAGGGTGAGTACATCCCGGCGGAACAGGCCACAGAGGAACTGGAGGAGTTCATGGTGTCATTCAAACGCTTTGCCATGGCAATTCCCGCCCGCGCTGTGGGCAACCTGTCCGGCAATGTGGATGCCTTGGCCGTCTGAGCAATGGAGCGGTCCATGCGCAAGGAACTGGAGACCATGCTGGCGGTATACTTTGCCGCAGGCGGCGAGGAAACGGAGGGCGGATCGTGAAAGAATTTACCTGGGAACCCTACACGGTGCCGAGCTGGATATACAAGGCGCTCCAGGTCCTGCGGCCAGCCGAGCGGGTCACGGTGTCCAAGTGGGCGGAGAAGAAGCGGACCCTGCCAGACGGGAACGCCATACCGGGCCCCTGGCGAAACAGCGTGACCCCTTACCTGGTGGAAATCATGGATGCCTTTTCCGATGACCTGATCGAGGAAATTATTTTCGTCAAGCCCACCCAGGTGGGAGGTACATCAGCCATGGAGAACATGATCGGCAGCCTTGTAGACCAGGACCCGGCCCCCACCCTGGTGGTGTACCCGTCGGATGATCTGGCAGAAACCACGGCGGAAACCCGCCTGGTGCCTATGTTCAAATCTTGTCCAGACATTGCGGGGAAATTCCGGGAGACGGAGAGCAAAAAACTACAGCTAAAGTTTCGGGATATGTTCTTGTATCTCACTGGGGCCAACAGCCCGGCGGATCTGTCCAGCAAGCCAATTCGCAACTTATTCCTGGACGAAGTGGATAAATTCCCGGGAGCCTCCAAGCGGGAGGCAGACCCGGTTTCGCTGGCTAGGGAGCGCACAAAAACTTACTTCAACCGGAAAATCTTTATGGCAAGCACTCCGACGCTGAAAAGTGGTCATATCTGGCGGGCTTTAGAACGGGCAGATGTGGAAAAGCACTACTTTGTCCCCTGCCCCCATTGTGGAAAATATATCGAGCTGAAATTCTCACAGATTAAATGGCCCAGCAAGGATGATGTGCCGGACAGCACCGAGCGGGCGGAAATGGCCTGCTATATCTGCCAGGCTTGCGCCTGTGTGATCACGGACCGGGACAAGGGGAAGATGCTGGAGGCCGGACAATGGCGTCCTGTGCGCCAGAGCGCGGCCCAGGCCAAAAGCGTGGCCTTTTGGATGAACACCCTATACTCCCCCTTCACGCGATTTTCCGATATCGCCCGGGAGTTCATGCGCTCCAAGGATGACCCGGAGCTGCTGCAAAACTTCTGCAATTCCTGGCTGGCGGAGCCGTGGGAGGACACCAAGTTGAAAACCAGTGCGGAGCTGGTTCTGAAACGGCAAACAGACGTTCCGGCCTGGGAATTGCCGGAGTGGACAAAGATGCTGACCGGTGGGATTGACGTGCAGGAAAACTGCCTGTACTGGGTGATCCGGGCCTGGGGCGATTTTATGACCAGCCAGAACGTAGCCCACGGGCAGGCCCTGTCTATGGCGGAGATCGAGCGGATCATGAATGCGGAGTTCTCCCTGTCGAGCGGTGAGAAAATCATGGTGGAGCTGGCCCTGATGGACAGCGGCGACCAGACCGACGCGGTGTATGAGTTTTGCACCATGAACACGGAGTGGGTGCGCCCCTGCAAGGGCGTGACCACGCTGC